GGGCTGCATTTTCATTGATCTCATCGACAGTGAAACCGAGAGCATCAAGCGTATCACCGAGATCAAAGGTGATGCAGTATTCGTGATTTGCCAATTCGTATCGGAACATATCGCAGATGAATCCAGTGCCATCTTTGTCGGCTGCGATAGCATCAGCTCTCTCCTTACGATGGCGCTCGAACGTTTCATGGATGCGAGGAGCATCGCTGCGCAGATAGAAGATCCCGGTTCCGGAAAGGGCGTACACCTTATCGGTATCGCTGGGAGTCAATCCGAGTTCAGCCATTCCTTTGGCGAATTGTTCGTCAGAGAAAGCAGCCTTGAAGGGCAGCGCGTTCACTTCTTCCTGATGACGATTCTTCATAGCTACGTAGGCGTTCATTTTCATATCCTCCTTATTCTTCGCGCTGTTTTAACGGGTATACATAACGACCGAGCCAGAATGAGTACTGAGCTTTGTACAGCTTGCCATCGATGATGACAGGTGTTCCGATAGCATGTCCCCATTCGCCGCCGCCATTGGTATAGATGCTAAAGTGCTCATCGCGGTAAGAATCATAACCGTACAGACGCGTTCTCCGTCGGCCTTCAACTATCCGAGTGCTTGAGAGAGCACTTTCAGTAACCCATTTCAGCGTAATAGGTTCTGCCGTAGAGATAACCTTTGCACTTTCCATGCGCTTCAGCGCACCACAAAGGAAATCATCCATTTTCGAGACTTCCTCATCTGTTACATCTTCAACGAAGCCGCCACCGAACCGCATATCTGTCGTGAACTGGTTCGTGGCGCGAAGGACGCCTCCGATCATCATTCTTCCATCGAACACCTCGCTCGGCTTGATGTAGACTTCAATGGTCGCATCCTTGTACTTCTGTGGTCCTTTGTTTGCAACAGAGAAAAGCCATTCCTTTGTCATTCATATCACCTCACACTCGAAATCCTGCCATACGGAGATATGGCGTCATATCAACAGGTTCAAAGTCAAGCAGAGTCGAGCACAACGGATCAACACGCTTTCCTGTGCGGACGATCATGGGGGCGAAGGCTCGCTTGATGCTACTGTCGTAGATGGCAATCACAACATCCTGATCGGGGCCAATCAATGGAGCCTGAGCATTTTCAACGATCTCTGTATAATCGTGATATCCGAAGCTGTTGCTGAGGCAGACACACGATCCAGAGGTAGTCAATCTCTTCTCATCGCGGTACACGCGCAACTCAGCGTGGACTGTGCGCGGAAGGCCATCCCTGAATGTTCCAGCATCAATGCCAACCTTGCATCCTTTGAGGCCGTAGTTGTCAGCATCAGCAAGGTCGATCTTCAGAACAGGGTACTTTCGGAAGTTGATCGCCATTGCGATCTCCTGACGCTCTCCAAGTAATTTCATTTCAGTTCCTCCTTACATTCCGATTTCGGACCAGTCCCGTTCAATGAACCCATTGGCATAAAGCGTGATAGCCGTGTTATCGTACACGTTATCGTAATGCTCACCGGTAATGTGAACGGTGAGCTTACCAAGACCAGATGCTGCAGCTTCGCGCTTGAGATAACTCCAACATTCGTCGTAACTTCCCTCGAACATGATCTCGTCGCGTCCGAAGCGTTCAGTATCTGCTATTACGACCCATCCATTTTCAAAGCCATTGACATCCTTAGTACACTGCTCGATCTTGATGTTCTTCATTCAATCAATCCTTCCTTAAAGGCAGAACTCACGCATTGCGTCTTCGATGAGGAAGGAATCTTCTTCATCAAGCTCGCTGCACCACTCTTCGAGGTACTCGGTACGAGCATCAGCGTTGTCCCAGTTTTCATGCATCAGACCAGCGGAGGCACAGACCCAATATCCATCGGCATCGATGTCCCAAATGTTCTTTCCGTACTTGGACTGCCATTCGCGGTTGTCTTCAAGCATCTCTTCGGTCGCCTTCTGCACACATTCAACGATGGAGTTTTTACGATCATAGCGGAATTGGCGTTTTCCGACTGTTACGATCTTTTTCATGGTGCATCCTCCTTGGGTTTGGTGTTTGTTGGTTATGTCTATATTATAACGGTAAATGAGAAGTATGTCAAGCGTATTAAGTGCTAAATAATCGTATTTACGAGAAATATTTCCATGTAAAATTCTCGATTGTAAGCCATTTTTCTTTTTCTTTATGAGGGATTGGGTTATTGGTCGTTGCATAAATCGAAATGAGAGCCAAGAAAACCTGCTGATTTCCGCCGTTTTGACGCATAGTATTCACATAGAACTGCATGTGACAGCATAATGCTGCATACTCGATTTTGAAATGCTGTTTTATCGCGAATAAAGTGCGAATTTTGCGAGATTTGCGCAAAAATCAGTGCGAAAGCATCAATTTGGTGGGTAGTTCTGGCACATCAGCTTTCGGAGAAAGGTGTGTGCATAAGAAGATGTTCTTTCTCTTATTCTATATCTTTATCTATATCTATATCTTATTCTGTGTGCGTTACAAACCGTTATGGTAACACGCAGGTAACACTGCGCGTAGCGTTACATTGCGCGTTACATACGTGTTACAACACAAAAAAGCCCCCACCACTGAGGACTCAGCAGAGGGGGCTTTGTGTATGTGATATCTTTACTTCTTGGAGAGCTTGGCGAAAGTGACTTCGTACATACCATAAGCGGATACGGCTGCAAGCAGAGCATTCACGGCAGCAAGCAAACCGTTGTCAAGGCTCAGTCCGGTGGTCAGGGTGGTCGCAACCAACATGGTTCCAAGAGAAATAATGTATGCCAGAAACCGGGTCGGAATCTTCCAGACCTTATCGAGAGGAGCCTTAATAAACTGTACAACAAGCAGCGTAAACACAGCGGCACCGGCAATGGTAGCGAGGTAGCTCCACGTAAACGGTTCGCCTACGTTGATGTCGGGAACATCAACAGAAGTGTCGGGAACATCCACAACGACATCGGTGGTGTCGGTGGGAATGAGGGCATCGGTAGTCTCGGCCGCAGCAACAGCAGCAGCCATAGTGAAGATCAGGAACAGGGCGCAGATGAGAGCAAAAATCTTCTTCATGGTTGGACATCCTTTCTGTTATTCATTGTGAGCGAGTTGTGCTTTCCAAGTCTCTTCGTCGATGATGGCCTCAAAGTGGTTCTTGCGGCGTTTCGCTTCACCATTGCCGCCGCATCCTTCGTAGGCGGTCTGCAAACGGTCATACCGTCTGCGCTCATCCTCGGTTGTGTAACCCTTGGCAACACAAGAGGCGTACAGGCTTCCCATCTGATCGTCGAGCATTGCTCGGAAGGCTTTCTGAATGCTGTCGTCTATGGCCTTGCGGTCAGCCTCTTTTGCGTCAGCTTTCTCGTGGATAGCCCGGAGCCGCCTGACTTCCTTGCGGTTCTGATGGGCAATAACCAGCGAGCAAAGACCTTGAATTGCTACGCAAACCACAGGCCAGTAATGTTGCAAGTCAGCGGGAATGTCTTTCCAGACGACAAGAGCTGCCGCACAGACAGCCGGCACAGCCCAGTCGATGGTCTTCTCGATGACTTTCCTGAGATAGTTCTGCATGGGCGTTCATCCCTTCAACACATAATCATGGGCAAACGCCCATGCGAGGCATGTTATCCTGCCTTGATCTCGGAGTATTTGTTGGATACCCATGCGATCATCTTCTTGTAGCGGATGGCATACCAGCCGGTCGGAGAAGTTGCGACGTACTCGAACTTCGTATCCTTGCCGACCTGAGTCACCTTGCCGTAATCGGTCGAGTCGCCCTGACGGATGTTCACGGCGTTGGTGTTGATCACGACGTAGGTCTTGCCATCGCCACCGGCTTCGGGGGTATCGGGGGTCGTAGGCGCAGCGTTGTTTCCAGCCAGCGCGGCCTCCATCATGGCGCGGGTGTCGGCGTTGTACGTGCCAGTTACGGTCAGACCGTAATCCTTCTGGAACGTTTTGAGGGCAGTCTCGGTTTTGCTGCCGAAGTCGCCATCGATGCCGTTCTTCTTTGCGCCATAAGTGCCAAGGTTATAGCCAAGGAACACAAGGTCAGTCTGCAATGCGGTAACAGCAGCGCCCTCGTCCCCCTTGCGCAGCTCGGCAGGATCCGTGACAACCTCCATACCGTAAGGCGGTCTGCCATAACCGGCAATGCGTTCATAGGAGAGCTTGTACTTCTTTTCCCGGACACAGCCGCCGTTTGCCACTACGCCGCTTGCGCTGGATGTGTTGCCCTCAACCGTGTAGACGTAGGTCTTGTCGACGGCGTACACGAGACCAGTGTGGCTGATGCTGCTCTTGTCAGAGGAATAGAAAAAAATCTGGTCGCCCGGCTGCGGATCATCGAACAGTCGCCCGTTGTTCTTGTAGTAATTGCGGCTGTATTTGCAACCGGCGCCGCAGTTGGATTTGCCAAGCGGCTGGAAGGTCAGGGCGAGAGCAGCATCGAGTCCATACGCCTGAACGAAGCTCCAATCAACAAACTGGTCGCACCATGCAACGCCGTTTTTCCTGCCGTTGTAGAAGCCAAGCGCGTCAAGGTCTCTGCCGTACTTGGTGTAGTTCTTGCTGCCAGCGTTTGCGGTCTTGTCATCAAGCTGGCTGTTGCTGGCTTTTTCCAGATAACCAACTTCCGCTCGCGCAATGGCGATGACTTTCTTCGGATCATAGGTCATGTTATCACTTCCTTTCGTGGGCGTGGGGGTCAAGGGTTCGGTCGTTGCGGCGTACTCGTCATAGTATTTCTGACCATACGAGGCACGCTTTGCCTTTGCAGCGTCGCTCTGGTCAGCCGGTTTCTCGTACTTTGTCAGGACGACATCAGATGCTTCGCGGACGCTGACAGCCTCTTTCAATGCCTTCAAGACGGAAGAATAGCTGCCCAGTTCCTTCATCAGGAAATCGAGCTGCATGTTGAGGTCGCCAATGGAAGCACCGGCTTCCTTGGCAAAGTTAAGAAGGTTCTGCTTGCGACTCCAATACGTCCATTGGGCGAGGCCATAGCCAGCAGAATCTTTGACGAAATTGCTATAACTGCCATCATCAACAGCGGCGGTATAGCTTTCGTTGGTCATGCCGAGTTTCTTTTCGTAGCTGTTCTGAAGGTTCATCGGATTCAATGCCGATTCTGCGTACAGATTTCCCATCAACCCGGCTGCACCAAATGCGTTACCGATGCTTTTCAGCAGGAAATCCCATATTTTCCGTTCGTTCACGTTTTCACCCCTTCAACGTCGAAGCGCTCTCTATCGCGCCCACCAGATGCACAGCATAATGACGATACTGACTACAACAAACAAAAAAGCAGCGATAATTACGCTGCATAAATCGACGAGAATCATAGATCAATTTCCTCTCCGCTATCGCACCAAGCATTGTATCGAGCGCGAATATCATCTTCCAATTCCGGCCATGGCTCAACACCGCGAACCACTCTGACGCGAATGTCGTATTCTCGCACGCCAAGGTCGGTATCGTATACGCAAACAACCGGCGCAAGGTAAACGTCCACCGTTCCGTCCGGCTGTTCTTCGATTGCATAGAACCTTCTCCCGGTATAGGGAGGCTCGCGTGAACGATTCATGCCAAGCATGAAGTCACCTCTACACGACGGCCACATACAGACCAACCAGATCTTTGAGCGCGTGATACACGGGGTTGCCGGAATCACGGGTGCAAAGATATAAAACGCCATCCTGCGTGTAGTACTTCCCGTTCTCCAAGGTCATGTTGCCGTTGTAGAGAATGGGATTGTCCTTGGTTCCGGCCTCGGAGTCGAGACTGACACCTTCATACAGCGCAGGAGTTATGTCGGGAGTCCAGTCAGCCTGAGTGGTGTGGGGGCTGCGGACCTTATACAGGAGGCCTCCATACATGACGCGAGTGCCTACGTCAGTTTCGGCGAAGGTGACTCCGGGCTTCCAATGAGGAAACAGCTCGACGCACGAAACGGCATCTTCGTCCGCGAGGGACTGGGCTGCCTTTTCAATGATCGGGCGCAGCTTCCTTGCCAATTCGATCAGGCTCATTCACTCACCCCCAGAAGGATTTTAGCGGCGAGAAGTTCTTCTTCGAGCTGAAGGATCTTTTCTCGCATCTCTGCAACCGTCATCGGCTTTTCCGGCTCGGGCTGCTCAGGATCAGGGTCGGGCTCGGGGTCGGGTTCAGGAATAACGGGGTCGGGTTCGACGGGTGTTTCCCCTTCGTCCAGCAAGGCGCGAAGGTCGAGGAACTCCTGCCGATCAATGAGGGCAGCTTCGATGGTTTCAAACTCGCCAGCCTCGGCAGGGGCAGGATTCAGCCATTGCACATGCCAGACGGTGCTTCCGTCGTGGCTCTGAATGAACTGAGCCAATTCGGGAGGGCAACTGACGAGGATGCGGTTCTGCGTCTGCCAGCGCAAGAAAATCTCGCCAGCATCGATGACAACGCCATCCCGGATGACTTTGTAGTACTTCATGCGATCTTCATCCCTTTCAATCCGTATCCACGGAATAACTCGTTGTACAGCAAGAGCATCCGCTTTCGCTGTCGGTAGGTGTGAGCTACACCACGAACATTGCCATACCACGTTTTGAAAGCCAAAGATACATCGTGCAGGGACATTTCTCCGACATCCACCAGCCTGCGGAACTTTTTCAGCTTCCGGCGCATACGGATGATGCTGCCTCGATCAATCTTTCGGATGATTCTGCCGGTTGGCGAAATGGCGTACTTGACTTTGAGAAAAGTGACACCGCGCGACATCTTGACGATGCGGGTCTTTTTCTCATTGAGGTGTAAGCCAAGCCTTTCGGACTCAGAACGGATGGTAACAAGCAACCGCGTCAGCTCATCCTTCGTGCCGTAGATGATGCCATCATCCATGAAACGGATATAGCTGCGCATCCTCTCACGATCCTTGATGGCATGGTCAAGGGAGTTGGGAATGACCAATGCCATGTCCTGCGAAATCTGGCTGCCCAGCGTCGCACCGACAAGCTCATCATTCCACAGTCTGCGATACATCTCTTCTCGCACGTCCGCACCCTTCATCAAGGAGATGTCCTGCGATTGATACAGCTTTATGAAGTGCATCGTCAGCTCGATCAGCCGTTCATCCATGCCGGCGCGTTGCATTCTTTGTCTGCAAAGCCGGTGCGGAATACTGCTGAAATAGCCGGTAAAGTCAAAAGCCAAGGCATATGTGTCCTGCCCGTGCGAAGAAGCATGGCGAATGAGAAATTGGAGATTCCTTCTTCGGGCATGGGCAACGCCTTTGCCTTTGGTGCTGGCAGGATTGTCGTAGATCAAGGAGGGCTGCGTCAATGGGGTGATGCTGGTATCGCACAATGTTCCCTGTATCACTCGCGCATCAATCATGATGGCATGAATCAACCGTTCTTTGCCGCGCTCAAATACCTTCCGGCGACGGATGGTTTGGTCAACGTTCAATTTTCCACGATGCAAGTCATCCTTGGTACGCTTCATCTTCACAATGGCGTGCTGGACATACCGCTGCACGCTGCCCTTCCACTCAACGTCTTTTCGACGACGTTTCAAGGATTTGTGGAGATTCTGCATGGTGATGACCTGATCGAAAGTGCCGTGTTGCTCAATCAGCGCACGGTGCTTCTCGGCTTTGCGAGCCTTGTCGCGCTCAATGCGCCGCTGGATTCTTTCTCGATTTGACATGGTGATGAAGTGCGCCTACGCCCTTTCCGGCTCTTATTTGCCTGCCGTTCTGCCGGATCAATGGTGCGGGAATGAAACGGCAAGAGGCAGTCGTCTCGCCGCCATGCAAGAAGCGTCCGCCCGACCATAAAGGGACACCAGCGTGGTGTGCAGCGCTTCAACCAGCGCTGCCATGAATTTACCGGGAGTTGCCCGGAGGGTTGCACTCTCCTTCTCATAAACATTGCACTTTTCACCCTTATACATGGTTACTTCGTTTATGGGAATCGGGGACACACGCCATTCACGTTCGCCGCGTTGTTGCCGTTCGTGTTGACCCATCCGTTATTGTTGACATTGCAGAAGTTCGTGGCGTTAGCGATAGACGCACCACGCAGCCAGAAGTTGTAGGCGACCAACCTTGCAGGGCGCAACCCGTATGCTCCTTTCTCTCGTTATTCAAGCCCCGAATACCGGGCTTTGTCAGCTTTCTTCAAGCCTTCAAGGAGTTTCAACTCCTCGTCGAGCAAGCCAGCCCATTCGTCCATCGTTTTCTCGCTGTACTCCATCAGATTCCAGAGCGCAAGGATAGGCCGCTGCAAGGCGTTCAGATTGTCGATGGCCTCCTGAAGATGCCTTGCCCTTTGGTCTGCCTCCAACTTCGTTTCAGGCATTTTGCGGTTCGCTGCTACAACGTGGTAAAGCGCCGCGTCCGCGAACTCGGCAATCTGCCTGCCAATAAAGTCGGTGCATCCATCCGGGGCGTGACCGATCTTTTGGTAGCAATATTTATGGAGGGCGCTCATCGTTCGGAGGAACGCAAGCTCTTTCACCTTCCGTTTGGGCAGGGTCAGAAACATTGGCGGCACCTCCGTTCGATTCATCACGCCATACAGCAAACCAAATTCCCGGTTGATCATATCGGCCATTTGCTCCATGCCTCCCTCGGAACTGTCCTTGATGTTCCAATAGGCAAGCATGGGACGTTGGAGTTTTGCGAGGCATTGCAGCGATTCCAGAAAAAGCTCCTGCCGTTTCTTTCTTGCGCCGCTGTTCTTGTTGTTCAATTCATTCGCGCGGATGACCGCGCTATATGCTTGATTGGCTGGCTCGTAGATTCTCCTGTCGAGGTACTTATGGTATCGTGCCGGAAGGGAACCTAAACGGGATTTGAGTTCCCGGCAGATATTCATCATCTGCCGTTCAAACTCACAAAACGCTACGTTCCTGTTTCTGCGGAGTACTGCCATAAAAGCACCTCATTTCTGGAAAATGAAAGATTCTCTGCCCTGACTTACGCAGGGCAGAGATTGCGGATTCGGGCTTCGCCCGTCAGATTGAGAAGCGGGGACACACGCCATACACGTTCGCCGCGCCGTAGCCGGTCGTGCTGACCCATCCGGTATAGTAGACAAAGCAGAAGCCCGTGGCGCTAGCGATAGACGCACCACGCAGCCAGAAGGTGTAGGCGACCAACCACTTGCCGTCCTTGCGGAGATAACCGCGAGAGCTATCGTCGGTATCAGCCCAGATGTCACCCTCCTGCACATTGTTCGATGCATCAAGGGTCGGGTCGGTAGGCGTGCTGAACAGCTTGTACCCTTCACGGGGGAAGGATTCGGGGCCGGGGAATTTGAGTCGAGTCGTGTTGTTGATGAAATACGGAATGTGTTCCGCACCTTCATACACCCACGGTTCGGACGTGCCGCCCTGCATTTCGATGTAAGACGGTACCCAAATTTTCGCACGCATACTGCCGATGGCGTGGTTCGTGCCGTCAACGTACTGCATGGCATTGATGGAACACTCCTCCATCATCCGCTGCCAGATTTCGGGGAAGGCAGGAAGGACTCGCGCACGCATCCACTCATACAGCTCGCTCGCCTCAAAACCGCCCGTATTGGTGTTGGTCGGATTCATGCGATGGTAGCGAGAAATGAGGGTGGCGAAGATGAAGTCGATCTGCGTTTTCTGCGCAGCATTGGAAGCCAGCTTGTACGCACCGAACGTACCAGCCTCGGCGCGGTAGGTTTCGCGCGGCCACTTGGCAATCTTGCGACAGTTGGTTTCGCCCAGATCTCCATACCAGAGGCGGCAGGAGTGGAGCTTGCCGGTGGCGTGATCGTAATAATCGCCGCCGTCCGACTTGGCAGCACCAACAACGATGGTGGCGTTGCAGACGGTATCAATCAGCTTCGTCAGCTCGGTATAGCCGATGTTGGCCTCATTGAAGCGAGATGCGTAGACCTTGAGGTTGCGGCTGCCAGCCTCATGGCGCAGCACCACAATTTCGCGGTTGGTGGAAGAACCAGTGCCGTAGCTGTTGGTACTCCACTGCACCGCAACGCCGCCGCTGAACTTGACCTTGAAGCCCATATAACCGTCATCCTGCATGCAGCAGACGGCAGTTGCATCAGCCACGGTCTCGGTGAAGGTAGTGTCCACAACGAGCGTCCACGGATCAGCGATACCGCCAGCGAACAGCTTGATACCGCTGTCGATGTGGGTGGCTCCATCCATGTTCAGCTCCGTTGCGATGTCCACATGCTCAATGTTCGTGAACTCAGGTTCATAGCCCATGGTGATGTGGACGCGGCTCTTTTCAGCGAAGTAGTTGGCTGCGGTTCCGGTTTTCTTGATAGCGTAAACCTGTGCCGCATTGAAGGTTTCAGTGCTCGCACCAACCGTAGGAAGCTCGCCGCGCTCCCATACCGGGTAGACGTGCATATCCTGATCGATGAAGCCCGTGGACTTGTCCCAATCCTTGAACTGGTAGTAAACAGCCGTTCCTTCCTCGTCGGTGCGAATCGGAATATCGCCGGAGTACACAGCCTCGTCACCATACTCGAATTCGGCGGTGATGTTGCCGACATCCTGATACTTGTGCCAAGTAACGGTGTACTTGCGGGGCGATTCGGAATACACAGCATTGATGGAACGGTCTGCAACGACGGCGGTCAGCTCGTTATCCCAACCATTGTAGGTGTAAACGGTGGAAATGCTGCTGGGCTTGGTCGGTTCAGGAATCAATCCGGCCTCGACAGGATCCACAGCATCGCCGTTGCGGTCAACGTAGGTGCTGTAAAGGACAGAACCATCATAGTTGAGGAACTGGACAAGGTACTGCGGAGTCATCGACTCGTAGGTGATGGCGAGGTCAGGCCATGCGGCGACATAGCCCAGATACTCATACTGACGGACGGGTCCATTGATATGCACCTTGCCGGACAGCATGGAACTGTTCATGGCGAGGATCGCGTTCAAAACGCTGGTGTCCGTGACCGTCCAATCGATACCAACCAGTCGGAGCGTCTGCAACGTGTCCTGAGCCTTCTGCACGATGTCGTATTCATCGACGATGGAATACTCTTCCGTCAGGGACTCCAACGAATCGTAGCTCATCCGCAGATCGGTCAAGCGCGACAGGTTACGCATGACCAACGTGTTCACGGTTGCCGGGAGGTATGCGCTGACGATCTTTCCATTCGGGGCGAAGGTAACGCCAGTCAGGGCGGTTCTCTCTGCGTACAGCCGTTCAAGGTTGCCGCAGTTCGTCAGGTTCAGGGAACCAATGAGGTTCGGGCATCCGCGAAGGTTCAACTCCTGCAACAGCGTATTGTTGCCAAGGTTGAGGCTGGTCAGGAAAGCATTGGAGTAGCCGGTGGTGTTGTTGCCGATGATCAACGTCTGAATCTTCGAGGCCTTGGTGAAGTCGTTATCGTGGATGTACGCGCCGGACAAATCGTTGAGCGCCTGAATACGGGATGCACAGTAGATCAATACAGCCGTATCATCCATCGCACCGGTCAAGGGATTCTTGATCTCGTACTCCTGCCCAGCCTTTGCGCGTACCTGCAACGGCGAGGAGTTACCATACATGACAGAGATGTACATGTCGGTATAAGGCACGATGCGGAGATCATAGTTCGGAGTGACAACGGCGCTCTGCGGCGTATTACAGCGGAACATAATCTGATCGGCCTTGACTTCGGCTCCAACATACTTGGTGCCCATGTACGGCTCTTGGTCGCGCTCCCACTGGCGGCGGTGATACCTCTTGCGGCCATTCATCATCGTTTCGAGGAAACGGGGGTTGGATGTCTGGGCAATACTGTTGTCAACGCTCGATCCAAGGTAGGTGCGGTAATACTTGCGCTCGATGTCCAGTCGCCAAACTTCTTCCGGCCACTGGTTCTGCCAAGCATCAAACTCGGCAATGAGGCCTTCCGCGCTCCACGCGCCGGCAGATTCACGGCTCAGATACATGGCCTGAAGCTGGGTGTGCATCAAATCACGGATGCGGCAGAAGAAAATGGACTCTGCGGCATTGTAGATATAGCCGGAATTGGGGTCGCCGTCCGTGCGGTAGTCAACATCCTCCTTGCCATAGGTCATGGTCATTTCGCCGGAGTTGTTGATACCAATGGCGGTGTCGTTGTCGTAGTCCCACGAATCGAAGCGGTAGCCGTTATTTATGGCTGCGGCCGCATCATCAATCGTGAACCACGCGGCCTTTTCGGCGCCCATCGCGGTTGCTTCATCCTGAGAAATATAGACCTTGCCCCAATGCCAGAACGTGTTTTTGGCGCGGTTATCGATCATCGTGTAGCGCTCGGTGAACAGGTACATGTACTCGAACGCGCCGGGGACGCACCAGTTGTGCAGCTCGGAAACAAACTGTACATCGGTCGCCGTGACGATCCACTTGTAGAACTCATTCCACACAGCAATGTTGGCGGCCTGTTCCTCATCGGTGATGTCGGGATGCTCGTAGCGGAACTCATAAGTGTCGCCCCAAGCATTATGCAAGGAATCGTAAGCAGGGTTGCCAGCCGTCCACCAAGACCGGGAGATGGGATATACTTGCTTGCCATCATCATCCGTCACGCCGGACGGGAAAATGGAATTCGGCAGGGTGTTGTCCGCGATCTCCACAACAAACTCGTTGTGGTCATCCGGGTCGTTCGTGCGGCTCTGGTCGGTGTCCTTCGAATCGCCAATGTTGCCAATACCGTAGAAATGCCAGTTGGTATCAGCAAATTCACGGTGGGTAGAAAGGTCACTGTCGTTCTCGCGGATGAAAACAATACAGTTGACAAACTCCATCGTGGTCTTGGCATTGCCATTTCGCCGTGCGCTGACGGGCGTATAGGGCAAATACCGATGATACCGGGAGGCAAGTCGAGCATTATTCGCATTTTCGGAAGAAGCGATATTTACTTTGATGTTGAACAAGGCGTTCGGGACGCTCTCGCGGGTCAGCGTGACCTTGCCAGTACCATCAGAATACTTCGTACCGTCGCCCAAAGTAAGCTCGGTGATGTAATCGGGGTCGTGGACAATCTTGCTACTCGTCCATGTGCCATCGCAACACATGTAGATGTTCAGGTTTCGTCCTGCGTAGCCGTACTCATTCGACGTAGTACCCTGACCAGAATGGTAGCAGTTCGTAGCACGCCAGTTGTCCAAGGCAGTATCGCCGCCTTTGTGGATGCACTCGACAATCGTTCCCTTGACGTACTCGCCCTTGTCCTGCGTGAAGAACGGTGCATCAATCTTGATGATCTTCAAATCAGGGCAAGCAGCGGCAACGGAGTCGGGAGTCAGGGCGTTGTTCTCGTTGTAAATCTGATTGCGGTAATATCTGGCCAACATTTCCTCGGCGCTCTGAGCGTCCGCAATGAAGTTGTTCAGGATTTCCAGATCGGACAGGGCGTTTGTGTACGCCTTCATCCTGTAAATGTGGACATCGCAATCGTCAGAGCCGATGGTGATCGGGACGGCATCTGCCGTGTACTGGTACAGGCGGTGGGATGCGTCGTAGATCAGAGGACGGAAGCCGACGCCATCTTCGTAGCTCATAATGAGCGCCGTCGCGGTTGCGTCCTCGGTGTTCAACGTATTGACGTTGAACTCCAATTCAATGACATCGCCCTCGGAATAAGGCATGTACAGAGGATCCTCGCCCGTGGCGCTGGTCATCAAATAGGCTGCATGGGCATCCATGCGGAAGCCAACGGGCGTTTCGCCAGCCACGCAGGACAGGAAGGTTGCATCGACGCTGCGGACGTTCGTGGTCTTGAAGATGATCTTGAACTCAGAACCGTACAGGCTCGCATTGTGGGCAAACAGCTTGTGGTTGATGTAGGCGCGAGTGCCAGCCTTGACGCAGAAATACTGGTTGCCGTCAGCGTCAAGCTGATAGCCGCCGTTCTCCCAGTCAAAGTCATCAGATACCGTCATCGCAACGCCGGTTTCCGTATCCGTCCACAGCTTGTTTGCGCTGCTATTGGAACGGCCAACGGGATTGAAATCGAACGCGAGGCCAGCGGTGACAGGAGCAATTTCGATGCCCAGCTCCTCAACATCCATGACAATCACAACGGACGTTTCTTCGCAAGCAACAATCAGCGTGTGTTCTCCAACCTCGGAGGTCTTGTACGGCCACACATGGCTGGTGGTCGTAATAACCTCAGTAGACGAAAGAACCCCGTCCACCGTCTTGGTAATGGTGGGCGAGGCTGTATTCGGGTGGAAGATGTGCATGGGAATGTTGGTGGAATTGTACTGCCGGACGGACACCTTTCCGTAATGGTCGTTGCGGTAGATACAACTGATTACGGGTGCGTCAGACGCTTCATCCCACCAAACGATGTCCTTGAAAATGTGGTCGGTTTCGATCTCCGTATTGTTGACCGTTGCCGTAATCCAACATTCCAGAAGGTGCGCACCGTGGCTCTGAGCCGGGAGGGTGTAAGACTGAGAAATGCCGGAAGAAGTAACCGTCACGGGGTCGAGCGTCACGCCATCGAGCTTGAAATGCACAGTCTTTGCAACGGCACCATAGGGCGTATAGGTGAACTTGACAGCGTTGCCGATGGCATAGGCGATACTGTCAGAGAAGGTGGACTCGATGCGGACATCGACCACCTGTACCGTCCACGTTTTCACAACCGTACTGCCGCCAGCATCAACCACGGTCAGCGTGAAGCGCTGCGTGCCGATGCCAACATTGTCAGTAAAGTCGAAGGAGTTCTCGCCCTGTACACAAGCACCGGTGGCGAGGACGGTGCTGCCCAGCTTCCATGTGTACGAACCATCAATCGCCTCGCCATCGCTATCCGTGGACGAGTAATTGAAGCTGATCTCAACCTTGTCAGTAGGCGTAACGATCAAGGGCGACGGAGTGATGCGGTCAACGGCAA